TATGTCTGCATTACAAGATCAACCAATTAATACTAGTTTTTTGAGCCCTATTGGGTTTAAATTTCAACTTAACAATTTTCCAGCAGTAAACTATTTTTGTCAGTCTGCTACGTTGCCTGGGGTTTCAATATCTGCTATTGATGTTCCTACACCATTAAAAACTATAGCAATGGTTGGGGATGAAGTTACTTTTGAAGAGTTGTCAATAAAATTCATAGTAGATGAAAATATGAAAAATTGGTTATCAATTTATGATTGGATTATCGGACTTGGATTTCCAACTAAAGAGGGCCAAGAAAAATATAAAAAATTATCAATAGCTTCAGAATTGACTACTGACGCAACTTTAACTGTATTGACCAGTAATATGAATCCACAGATAAATTTTGTATTCAGAGAGTGTTTCCCAACAAGTCTTTCTGCAATTGCATTTGATAGTGGTGGAACAGATATAGATTATGTTACTGCAGATGTTTCTTTTCGTTATGATGTTTATACAGTTGAAAACCTACTCAACAATGAGGTAACATACGAAGGAACACGAGCTTACCCATCTGGTGAAAAACCCCCTACAACTGACCTTAGTGGGGCATAAACAACCAGTTTAATTATTATTTAAGGAGGTGATTTGAAACTTGAAGATATTCAAGAACTTTGGCATAGAGATAGTGAAATTGATTATACAGAACTGGGTACAGAATCCATCCGTATTCCACAAATTCATGACAAATATCTTAAAATTTTTACAGATGAACGAATCAGACTAAAAGGAGTTGAGTTTGAACTATCTAAAATGGTTCGGACTAAGACTGAGTATTATTCTGGTAAAATGTCTCAAGAAGAACTTGAACGACATGGTTGGGAACAATATTTGGGAAGACTTCTCAAGAATGAAATAGCTAAATATATTGAATCAGATGATGATGTAATCAAATTGAAACAACAATTAGTAGTCCTACAGGAAAAGATAAACTATCTAGACTCTGTTATTAGGATGATAAACAATCGGGGGTTCCAGATTAAGAATGCTTTAGATTGGTTGAAATTTTCTCATGGAAACAATTAACATATCTAAAAAAAATGAAGTCTATATCCAGATAGATTCTGAAGCTTCAACTGCTCAGGAAATTTGTGACCATTTTACTTTTATGGTGCCTGGCTACACATTTATGCCAGCATATCGTAATAGAATTTGGGATGGAAAGATAAGACTTTTTAATGTTCATAACCGTCTTCTTTATGGGGGATTATTTGAACATCTTTGTAAGTTTCTTTATACTAGAGATTACAAGGTAAAATTTCAATCTGACTTTGAAGTCGAAAAAATCGTCCTCAAACAAGATTTTATAGATTCATTAAAGTTACCAGTAACCCCTAGAGATTACCAAATGGTTGCTGTCAACCATGCCCTGACCCACCACAAAGCACTTTTACTTTCACCAACAGCTTCTGGTAAATCTTTGATTATCTATATATTAATAAGGTATTTGAATTTAAAAACTCTTATTTTAGTTCCTACTATATCTCTTGTTTCTCAAATGTATGATGATTTTAGAAAATATGGATTTGATGTAGCAAACAACTGTCATACAGTTTTTGCTGGAAGAGATAAAGGTTCTGAGTTACCTATCATAATATCAACATGGCAGTCAATTTATAAGATGCAACAAAAATACTTTGAACAATATGAACTTGTGATTGGTGATGAAGCTCATGGTTTTAAGTCAAAATCTCTCACATCTATAATGACCAAGTGTATTAATGCAAAATATCGTATAGGAACAACTGGAACATTAGACGGAACATTAACTCATAAATTGGTGCTAGAAGGTCTATTTGGTAAGGTCTACAAGGTCACCTCAACAAAGAAGCTTATAGACAGTAAATATCTATCACCTTTTACTATCAAAGCAATTTTAATAAAACATCCAGATTCAATATGTCATGATCTTAGGAAAATAAGTTATCAAGAAGAATTGGATTATTTGATAAATTCTAAAGCAAGAAATACATTTATAAAAAACTTAGTTCTAGATTTAAAGACTAATACACTTCTTCTATTTCGTTTTGTTGAAAAACATGGAAAAATACTTTACGATATGATAAAGGAGGAATCAAATGGTAGGACAATATTTTTTGTTCATGGAGGAACAGATGCAGATACAAGAGAACAAATTAGACATATCGTTGAATCAGAACGAAATGCAATCATCGTTGCTAGCTACGGCGTATTTAGTGTTGGCGTCGATATTAGGAATCTTCATAACATCGTCTTCGCTAGTCCTTCTAAGAGTCGGGTTAGAAATCTACAGTCAATAGGTCGAGGATTACGAAAATCTAAAAAGAAAGATATAGCTACATTGTATGATATTGCTGATGATCTGTCTTATGGTAGTAATCACAACTATACATTAGATCATTTTGAGGAAAGGAAAAAAATATATAAGGAAGAACGATTTACTGTAGCTGAATACGTTGTACAATTGAAGACTTAATAAATCATTTAACCCCTACACTAGTATTATATCACCTGTCAAGAGCTTTGTCAAGTGGTTGACAACAGCGGGTTATTATGTTATAATATATGAAATGACAATTTAAACGAAAGGTATGAGATGGATTCAAATGCTTTTTTTATTTTTCCATGTTTTACAAATGAACAAATAAAAGAAATAAACAAAAATATTAAGAAGAACATACTTCAAAAAGAAGCTTCGGATGCACCTGCCAGTGATAGGGCAAAAATAGGAGATTTTTTTGAGGTTCCAATTACACCATTAATGGAACTATTACATCCGTGGCTACATCAATGTCAACGAATAAACAGAGATTTTTTTGGATATGATGTATATTGGGATTTTCATTTACAAACTATGAACTATAATGTATATGGAATAAATGGAGAATACGATTGGCATATAGATTTAAAAGGAGGAAAAGGAGCTGATATGAAACTTACTTGTCTTCTTAATTTGTCCGAAGAACCATATGAAGGTGGTGATTTCTATTTGGCAGTTAACAAAGAAAAATTAGAGTTTAATTCTGGTGACGGACTAGTTTTTACTTCTTTAATAGCTCATAAAATAACTCCTGTTATTAAAGGAGAAAGAATATCATTAACATATTGGGGAGACGGCCCCGCATGGAAATAAGATGAGTAATTTAATATATGAAATGACAACTTATAGGAGGGCCGATTGGCAAAACCAAAATCAATACATTACATAGATAATGAAAAGTTTTTGAAAGAAATGATAATATATAAACGTGGATTTGATGAGGCAAAAGAAAAAGATGAACTTCCACCAATGATTTCAGAATATCTTGGTGAATGTTTCATGAAAATAGCACAACGGCTTTCCTTTAGACCTAATTTTATAAATTATGCTTTTAAAGATGATATGATTTCAGATGGTATTGAAAATTGTATTCAATACATAAAGAACTTTAATCCAGAAAAATCATCCAACCCATTTGCATATTTTACTCAAATTATCTACTATGCTTTTATTAGAAGGATACAGAAAGAGAAAAAACAACTTTATATAAAATATAAAACTATGGAAAGCTTTCCATCTTTATCTGAAAATGTAGAAGTGTCTGCAAATGACAGTGATAAAGGATATAATCAAGAAACAATGAATGCTGACCAAAAAGCAAATATGTATGATTTTATCAAAAACTTTGAGGATGCAAAGAAGGCGAAGAGTGTAGCTAAAAAACCAATTAAAACCACTAACCTTGAATATTTTATGGTAGCATGAAGAATCCACATTTTACATCCAATAATAAAGTAGCAATAATTAATGATACACATTTTGGAGCTCGTAATGACAGTCAAGCTTTCACGAATTACTTTAGAAAGTTCTTTGAAGATATATTTTTTCCTACTTTAGAAGAGCGGGGAATTAGAACCATTATTCATCTTGGAGATGTTGTTGATAGGCGTAAGTTTATCAACTGGAAAACGGTATACCAAATGAGGGAGATGTTCTTTGACCAATG